GTACAAGAGGGACACGCCCTGGGCTTGGTGACGTAAATCGTGAAGTTTTGGATGCCAAACCAACAGGTGGAGAAATCCCAACTAACTGTTTGAGCGATTCCTGGTTGTAATGTCAGGAGCAACCCTCCATTCAGCCCTTTGGTGATATTGGTTTCACAGGCGCTTTGAGCTGCCAATGAAAATGGTGCTATGAGGAGGGCCAATAAATATTGGAGTAGTTTCATGTCAGAACTTCAAAGAAAGATATGCCCTGGTAATCACGTCTTTCTCAGCGTCAAACCAAGCTCGGATGCGGCTGTCTGCCCCAAGGCCGATGTTTTTGGTGAAGCGAAGCTCAGCCCCTGCACCCACGCCAAAGCCCCAATCCTCTGACTCCCAGTCACGAGTACCACTGCCGATGAGGTAGCCAACAAATCGGTCTTTACCTGTCCCGCCACCACGTATCAGGTCAGCCCTGAATAGCAATTCAGTCTCGTCAATGGCTGAGCCGCTAAACCAATCTTGATTCAAGGTTTCGTGCTTTCTTTCGATGTCGGGCTGATCGAAGATGGAATTTCCAAGATGCAGCGAAACGGTTCGGTTGATGGCATATCCTAGGTCCAGCCCGGCGCCCCAGACCGGTTTGCCAAAATCAGGGTGCTTTACCGCTCCATATGGAGAGATGCTGATCTTGGTCCACCAACTCTGTTCTGCTGGAGCGGGCTGTGCCGGTGGGACATTGGTCGGAGCGTTGAGATGAAGTGCCTTTCGGTCGGCTCCGGATGCTTTGCTGATCGTGGTGAGTAACGCCAAGGCTATTGCGATGGCCCAGAGGGTTAAGGATGTTTTCATGGTATTTCCAGTGTGTATGTAATGGGCAACTTATTTTTGGAGGAGCCGTGGCCACAGAACGCCGGGAGTCGGGGTCACCGTCCAGGAAAAATTATTCTGTTGTGGGACCGAGGTGAACTCAAAGATGTCGGTGTAATTGATGCCGTCAGTGGTACCCTGAACGACGTAGGTCTTACTAGGGGTTATTTCAAAGTAGATTAAGACCTGCAATTTACTCCCAGAGTTAAAATAGAGGATGTATCCTTCGACCGGGTTCATTTTATGTGCTTTCTCTTTGAGTGTTTGTTATGGTGGTGAAGTTGGGGTGGGCAGGGAAGCCTGGGTGTAGGGTGATTTTACACGTCCAAACAACATGGGCTCCGAAGGGATTTGCACAAGCTCGATGTTAGCTGAACTGGATGAAGCCGACACAATACGCAAGCGTTGTCGCCAATCAGTCAGGTCTCGTGATAACTCCAGCACCCCAGGAACTGGCGTCATAAACGTAAAAGGCACTGGAGTCAGATTGGATGGAGTTGGCGGGCTGGGCGGAGCAATGTAGGGAATGGCCTCAGCACTCTCCCATAGCGAGTTTGTTGCCGTGACGGTGAAAGTCCTTGCCGTACCAACAGTCCAGTTCTGTACTGTGAATCGGTTAGCGGTGACTCCACCAAGTAAGATTCTGGTGGTTCCGACAATCTCGTAAAACTTAAATCCCGTTACGACTCCGGCCGGCACATCCCATGTAAATGTGATGTTGGTGGTGGCAGCGACTGCGTTGATGGCGGAGAGAAGCAGGGCCAGTAGTATTTTCATGGGTGTAGTTTGCCTAAAATAGAATCGATAACCTTAAGCGCCTCAATAGCGTTTGTTCCTGTAGTGTCCTGATCGCTTCCAGTCACCCCCAACGACAGAGTTTTACCGATGCTACCCCGCTGCTTCTCCATCGTCTGGGTTGCCGGCCAAACCGCAAATAGAGTCAGGCGCAACTCGCGCACCACAGTCACACCGTTAGTCTGGATTGTGGTTTCAACGATGTAGGGCCGAGAGAATGCACAACCTGACAGGCAGGCTACGCACAACAGAATCAGAATCGCCCTCATGGTATCTTAGGAGGTTCGGGAGGCACCGGGTCTTTCGGCTGGAGATTGATCTTCTTGCTTGGCGAATACAGGCCAAGTCCCACCAAGCCAATCGCCGTGAGGCATTGACCTACAGTCCAAGCCCACGGCGGCAGCGACGCTGCATTGAAAAGAATCCCGCCCACAGCGGCCATCGCTCCGAAGACAGTTGTTTGCCAATCTCTCATATAGACCAATAGGGGCATACGCAGGCGACTCTTGCAATAGCACTGTTTGGCCGATAGCTTTCCCTACCTATGAGCCTTGGTCTTGCATTTTGGGTGTTGTGGTTGGTCTGGTTTGTCTTCGGCCTTTGGGCAAGCTGGCCAGTCGCAGGAAACATCAAACCGCTTGGTGGCAACATCGTTCTGTTCATCCTGCTGTTTTTGCTAGGGTGGAAATGTTTTGGACCACCAATTCACTCTTAAGTTGCTCCCATCGTTCGCGCAGCGCATTGGCTTCCGGCACATTCACGTAAGCCTTAAAGACGCCCATGGCATCGTCTAGCAACCTGGCCATTTCGTCGATGCGGCAGATGTTAGCGGTATTATTAACAATTAAGTCCTGATTTATATCTGCTAGTTGGCCAATCTCGCGGTCCTTCTCTTCGAGCATCTTCTTGATAGGCTTGTTACGTAGTCCATCGTTTATAGACAACTGACGCAGCAAGCTGGATTGGTTCTGATCGCTCATGGTTTATTTTGCCGCTTACAGAGCAATCGCTTCATCAACTTCTTCATCTTGCGCTCGATGGTTATGAACCACGGCGTTGCGTCCACACCACGAATCGTGTTCATCAACTCTTCCACCAACTCAGCCGCATATTGCGTGATGACAATCTTGTCTTCCATGTCGAGCCGCACCTCTTGCTTATTTCTCTTCGTTGCTCATAAACTTACAGTTCAAGCAGCATCCTCATGAACCACATCACGACAATAACGACCCAACTAACTGCGCCAAATACCAACCCGGCAAAGGTCACTAGGCGCATGTTCACATAGCCATTGTCGCGATTAAGCGTTCTCATGGTTAGGCTTTTACACCATGTCTATGGTGTTTCGCTAGTCCGTACTTTACCGGACAAGGCTAGGCTGGACCGGTAGTGGATTTTCTGACTCAAATGGATTAAGTGAATGAATCCGACCTAAAGAAGTTTTTCCCCTATGCCAGTAAGTCCACCATTAGACGAAACACCAAGGCTGATTCGAATCGTCCTGCCGGGTTACGTTCCGACGACGCGAAACCAGCTAAAGGGGGTTCATTGGAGCGCAGAGTTCAGAGAAAAGAAAAGGGCAGCCTTCGCCCTGAAGAACGCACTCGAATCCGTTTCCTCATATACAGCGTGCGGCCCGCTGACTGGGACAACTACTCAACCAAGCAACTTCAGGACTGCCTTGTTAAATCTGGTCTGCTGGATGGGGACGACTGGGATCAGCTCCTCGGGGATGTCATCCCTCAAAAGGTTCACACGAAAGCGGAAGAAAGAACCGTGATCCAGATATGGAAACCATGAACACCTGCGACACTTGCAGATGGTGGGGAAGATCGTTGCTGACGAGGACCGTAACGACTTATGGGAACAACAAAATCTGCGAACACATCAACAGGCATGGCCCAGTTGCTTATGAGGCTTCAGTGTCCCCTATCCATGATGGCAACTTTTTAAGCGACCTTTTTACAGGTCCTGAATTCGGTTGCATCCATCACGAACCGAAACCTCAGTAACTCTTTCGCTTTTTGCGTTTCTTGCTCATTTAATGGCTGCTGGCGTGGTTATTGGTTGAACCCTTGGACGATTCTTGTCTATTACCTGATCGATCCATGGTTGTTGTCGCAATACCGCCGATTGAGGTGATCCGCGCTCCTCATACAGCGCAACACGGTCCAGCAAATTGGAAATAAATACCTTGGCCTTGTCTTCCCCGAAATCATTGGTCATGGCCTTTAGGAATGGCTGGCTCACAATCATCGTCCGCATAAGCGCCGTGCGTCCGGCGTCGCTGGCCAGAAGCCGATTTCCAAGCCATCCACGGCTAATCGGATTGGAATAGATGAATGCGGCCACTTTTTGCTTCACCCAATCCTCTGCGTAACTCAAAACGCCTCCGCGAATCATCTGTTGGATCTGCATTTGAGCGGAAAAACCTCCAGCTCCAGCGAAAGATTGCTCCGCCACCTCGCTGCTTCGAAGCAATTTTCCCAAATTCTCAAAATCTTCGAACTTATCGCCCAGAATTATCCTCAACCGCTCCTGATTTTGGTCATCTCCAATCACTTTTTCCAGCGAACCGGTGTGAGGCTGTCGAAATAGCCCTCCACCAACACGAGAAGTGTCCCCTGCGGCAATTCCTCGTTGAGATTGATAGAAAATCCGCTCCATCACCTTACGGCGCAATTCCGAAAGTGTCTCCGGGCTGTCTTTCAACTGATCATGGATGGCTTTTAGCTCTTTTGGGCTGGCTTTGTCGTAGTAGTAGTCAACGAACTTGGTGGAATCGAAGTTTTGGCCTACTTTCCCATCGGCGATGTCTTTTGCGATGCCCTTGCCATATAGATCGACCTCTTTGGCCTGTGTGGCTGCCAGTTTTCGAACGGCATCGCCCAAGTTGTCACCGCGAGCCATCGCTTCAGTGAACCCTTGGTAATCGATGAGTGGCCCCTCTTTGGTGGCTTTTATCAATTTACCCAAACCGATGAGTTCTTTGACCCGTTCTGGACCCAAAATGTCCTCCGCCACTGACCGATTCTCGCCCAGGGCAAACTTGCTCAAGTTGGAGATGAGTTTGTTGCCGTCCAGAAGTGGGCTGGAAGCATCGGGGCGGCTGTCTTCAATTAACCGATCAACCACGGACCGTTTCAGCCCTCGAAATTCAGGCGAATCTTCCCCCAGGAATTTCTTCCATGATGCGTATTCACTCGGCCCCATGCCGGTGACAATATCCTCATCCTTCACGAATCCACCGCTCTCGATTTCCTTAAACACCCGTCCAATGGTCCGGTCCTTGAATCGTTCGGCACCCACTCGATAGTTGTTATTGGCCAATTGCCAAGCTTCCCGAATTTGATTGTCAGGTAGGGCCTTGGTGCCCTCATCGATGGCTTTTGTCAAAAGATCCTCGATCTTTCCCATATAGTGGGTGTCGATGTTTGGCAACGCCTCGCCCTTCTCAATGGCATCCCGGACATTGCGTCGCATCTGGACTAAATCTTGCAAGGAATACTGTCCGGGTTCAGTTAATGACTTAAGACGTTTTACGGCATCTGGATCAATGAATTCCTTCTTTAGAACTTCTTTGGTTTCCGTCATCAAGATTGGCTGACCAGAAGGCCCCACGATTGCCGTTGGGGTTTGGGTTGTTTGTAATTGGGAAGGTTGCTTCTTCAGCAACTCCTCAGCTTCCTTGATTAGATTGGGAGGGGTGATGATCTTGTCAGTTCCACCAGGTAATTCATAGAGCGCGCCATACTCCTCGTTTGATTCAGCCTTGAACTTCACTCGGTCCGTAAAGGCCCTGGCCCTTAAGGCTGCTCCAACCTTATTTGGATACAGTTGTGGTGGCCCTGGAGCAGCCGCACCGAACTCATCCAGTGCAGCCTGGGTGGCTTGTGCTTGAGTAGAGTCTTGTGCTGCCAGGGCGGCTTTACGGACGGGATCGATATTGTTTCGTATGACAGCAATGGCATCATCGCCGATGTCTTCCTCAAGCCGACTTAACATGGCAACGTCTGATGGGTCGCCTTTCTCAAGAATCTTGGCTTGGATACGTCGAAAGGAATCCAACTTCTCCTGCTTTATCTTCTCAAATTTTACGCTCGCTCCAGGAGCCCTAGACAAACTGGCTTCGAGCCGCTGCAACAGTTTGGAGCCAGTTTTCTCTCCAAGTGTCATCGGCCAAGATTCGTCGTATTTTTTGGCGAAGTGTTCAATGGCTTCACTGGTCTGTTCCTGAACTGGTCCAACTGCTTGCCCAAACGGTGTGGCCACTTTCCCGATCATTTTACCAACGGCTGCCCCGCCAAGATTAAGGGCAGTAGCCGATGGAACTTCACCGGCTCGTTCACTGATAATCTCTCCAAGTGGTGATCCGGAGACCCCAGCGTCTTGGGCGGCTTGGAATGTTTTCTCAGCCAACGCAGCGGCCGTGGCTTCCTTAAGCGCGCCCACAATTGGCGTTGGAGTTGGGATGCGTCTTGCTGCCAGGATGCCAAGCATCGCTCCTGCCGCCTGGCTGGCGGTGGTGGTCATCGCAGCGGCAGCCTTGTTGCCAGTCATTCCGGGTGAAATAACTGGAATCTCGTATGGCTGTCCGCTCTGCCGATCAAATCGAGTGATAAGAGCGGTGCCATCATCGGCTAATCGCGCATTTCCAAGCCCAACCTGTTGCTCCAAAAACAAGAGTTTATCCTCTGGCCGAGACCGCTTCATTAACTCTTTCTGCATCTCGTAGGGGCCTTCTTGTGACAGATCGATGTTGATGCCTCGATAATTACGAGACATCCAATCGTTCTGGGGCCTGGTGGTCTGAGTTGTTGGCTGTGGACCTGGAGGAGCAATCTCTCGGGGTGCATTCATCACCGGCCGATTGCTCAGTGGCATCGTGTTGATGCCCAAAATCTCGTTGATTTCCTGGTCAGTTAACTGGGGCACGTTCGGCTGGAGTTAAATTATAGTGATAGCTCTTTAGCAGATTTCGGGCAGTCTGCTCATCAATTTCCCTGTTCTTAAACTTTTGGGCAATATCTTCTTTGGTCCAGGCCCACTCTCTAACAGGTCTCTTGGTTCGAGCCGCACTAATTCTTTCTACGGTCTTATGCTCCTCAATGAATGCAGCCATCTTTACTTTGGCAGCGCGAAGGTTTTCGAATGGGCCAAATTTTGGAAGTGCATCCTCTAACCGTTGTTGCTCCTTCTCATTGAGCTGAGCATCGGCCTTGATGGCCTTCTTCTGTCGCTCATTAAAGATACGCATCATTGTGCGTCCGCTGGTTACTTCATCTTGTTGAAATTCCGGGAACACTTGGGCCACCCCACGGTTTATGACATATTCATTGAAGAAGCCTCGCGCACCGACGGAGGATTCAGTCAGGTTATTGATTAGGTTAACGCCAGAAGCCACAGCAGACTCTCCAGCCAGGGATTGTTTCTGTGTCTCCGTAAGCACCGCTTGGGTGGGAGCATTGGGATCTTTTGGTGCGCCAGCGCCACCTCTGATGCTCTCAAAAACCACTTCACCTCCAGGTCCGTAGACGCGAGTTGTTTCACCTGGACGAGTAAATTGGCTACGCATGAATTGTGAGTTTTGTCTTAACTGTGCAACTTTGGATGCCATCCTTGGTTCCAGTGGCCCCATCTCCTCAATCATATTGGCCAATTCCTCGTCCCTGTTGGCCCTTTCCATTTCGGTGATGTCGGGCGTGCGCAGTGCATCCTTGGCTTTCTGTTGGCTCTCTATGGCGTTAACAAAGTTCTGATCTATGGCGCGCAATTCGTTTGGCTCTAAAGATTGAGGATATTGAGCGTGTAGGCTATATAGACCAGCTCTGGATTCGGGGTCGGTCCATGCATTGCGCTTAGCTACATCTGTCAGATAAGAACTAATCTTGGCCACGCCCTGGACTTTAGCTTGCTGCGTCTCAATGGCTGCCCTGCGCTGGTCAATCAAGCTCTGAGCCTGTTCCTTGCGCCAGTCTTCCTGGGTTCGCTGCTGCCTCATCTGCGCGCCAAGCGCCAACCCCTGTAGCGCACGCCCAGACTCTCTCTGGGGCTGGAGCCACCACAAATCGCTTATGTCAGACCAGTCAGCCATAGGTTACCACCAGGGACTTTCACCGCCTTCACCACCACCTCCTCCTCCCCCTCCGCCGCCACCACCTCCACCCATTCCGCCAATCGCTCCACCGGCATACGCTGACAGCACACTGCTCCCGATCTCTTCGATGTTATCAAACAGAGTGATTATCGCAGCCTCGGCGCCCTGCGGAATTGCGGCCAGCTTGTTTCGTAACCATTGTCGTTCGAACAATCGTTTCTGTTCCTCCAGACGGATGTTCATGCGCTGTTGGATGGGGACAAAACCGCTGCTGATGTCGAAGATTGGGCTGCGGGCCATCTGCAACCAGCGTTCAGCCGCTTGAACCCCAAAATCACTCCTGGATAGACTTGTCAGACCCAAGTCTCTCAAGGTTGAATATTGTTGGCCCTGTGAGCCGCTAGTTCCTCGTGCAACACCCATCTCGGCTCCGCGTCTTCGTATCCCTTCCTCAACGTCCTCCGGGATCTGTCCCTCTAACGCCGATTTAATGTTCTGCTGGATCTGGTCATAGGCCCCCGGTAATGCCTGTCGCAAGCTCTGCTCGGTCTCTTCGGCCATGAACCGGTTGATGTCACGGGCCAATGGTTGCAGATACGGCAGCGTATTAATGTTGGCCTGTGCCTGCTTCCTCTGCTCCTCTTCGAAGTCCAGTACGTTATACTTCGGTGCCTTTGGCACGTCCCGAAGTAATGCTCCCATCATGCTTGCCATAAATTTATTGGAGGTTCAAAACTGGATACGATGGGGTTTCGACGCGAATCGGCTGCAATGCACCGTCCCCTTGCCAGTGGTGCAATTGCATGTTCAATGCTTCATAAGCTTTCTGCCAATACATCTCGGCTTCCGTGATTAAATTGTCCTCCTCCTTCTTAAGTGCCTGACAGGCCAGCCGGATCGCCGTGGCGTGTGGAATCTGCAAGATCGAATTGTCATTAACTGGCGGGATGTATCGGAGCTTTCCACGAATCGTTACGGTCGTGGTATCGCAGCCCCCTTCAGAGCCTTCACCAGAGGCGCTGCATCCTCCACGTTTAAGGAACGGGATAATACTCCTTCGATATACAGGCACCGTCTCGTCTGGCTCATAGTATGCCAACGGTTTCAAGGCCCCACCAGCTACAGTGTATTCGTAGAGTCGAATCACCCGATTTGTGACTGGCTTAATCACCCCATACAGGCCGTAAGGTAACACTTCAAAGGTGCTGTAGGTGTAACCTCCGGCAGCCGGAAGACTGATGTATTCGCCTTCCTCACGCCCACTCCCAGCGCCCGTGTAGACCTTGTTCCCGGTACTGTTGTAGTAGCGCAACAGGATCTGTGACCCCACCGCCTCACTGCCATCAGCGTAAACGGCGATCTTCTTTCCAGTGCCAACTACATCATCGAAGGCTACCGCATTCTCTCTATCGACCAAGTTGCGGCCAATCCAGCCGTCTTCCTCGGTGACGATTCCGGGCCCGCCATCCAGGAATTCATACCAACCATTGCGAATGTTGATCGGGCAACTACAGATAGCAGCCGCCTCAATCGTCTCCACGTCCCGGGGCCAAGTCAGGCAGGCTTCATTAACGCACACCGCATACCGCACTTGGCTATCAACCCATTTCCCAGAATACAAAAGGCGTTCACAGGCATCTCCGCAGTAGTCCAGGATGCGCGTGTCAGTGCTGGACATGTTCAACACTCTGGCCAACCTGCCTTTGATGCTTCCAAATGTGACGCGCATTTAGATCCTTCTATAGATCCGGCTCGTTCGACGTAGGAAGAAAATGGTTCGTACCGGATGAATGATGGTAAATGGGTCTGGATTGGATTCACCCTCTCGTCCACCAGTGGCTCCGGTTGTCTTTTCCACCTCGGTTCCGGGGTCCGGCTGGTTTAATATCTGGCCACCGTCGCCGCCAGTGGCACCGCTGGTCCAAGCCTGAATGGTATGGGTGTGGCGAGGCATCTCCTCTGACAACAGCGTATGCTTTTCCTCACCGTAATTGTTCCCAATCGATAGCACAGTTCCGCTTTCCAGCGTGCCTGGCATGATTGGGCTCTTAGCCTCCATCTCCGTGACCTTCTCCCAGAACGGACCGGATATGTTGGTTATGGCAGCAGTTTCACCACCATCAAAGGCGTCAATAGAGGCGTCTGTCCCTTCATACATGCATACCAATCCTGTTGGAAGTGGATGCTTGCTCAGCCAATAGCCGCCTGAATACTGATAGAGGGCGTCTGGAGTTCCATCGGAGTTTGTCCGAATCCAAGGCTTATCCCGGTTGTCGGCGCTTGGAACAGAGTTGCCGACGTTAAATGTGTTGAGTGTGCCGGAGAGGTTTGCCGTTAGATAGCTTACCAACAGCGGCCAATCTTGCTGCGGGTTTGAGTAACAAAGCGTTCCGGGCAGGTTGGCTATTGAGATGATTACGTTTCCCATTAGAAGCTTACCTCCGCTATCCGAATAACAGCTACCCACCGGATATTGGTTGCAGCCACACCCGTCACAGTGATTCGCAAGGCATCATTTGGATCATCGGCATCCACCACGACCGGCGTGGCTGGCAATCCTATGCCATCATAGATTTCAGTGGTGGTGACGGCGTTGACGCTGGTTGTGCCAGCATTGTTACGAATGATCCCCTCACTCTTGTAGATCGAATCCAGACCCGTATCTTGTCTGGCCACAAGCATGATCTGGAACATCCAACTTTTACTGGCTGGCACCGTGATGCGCGTGGCCGACCCATCCAGGAACAGTTCAATCGGAGTAGCGTTTGTGGTGCTGTTTCGGGCTATTAGTTCGCTGGCTTGTGCATCGCCAACGGCTAGGAATTGACCCGAAGCATGAGCCACTTGGCCGTACTTATCGGCTGATGCGCGTAGTCCACCAGGCACTACAGAGTAATCCGCCGCCGCTGAATTATCCTGTCCACCAGCCACCACTGAGTCAGTGCCGCCAGCCGTATTACTGCCCCCGCCACCAACGAATGATTCCACCCCTGTGGCATCATTGTTATCCCCCCCGACCACTGATGATTGGGTGGCGCTGGCCGTATTGCTGTCTCCACCACCGATAAAGCTCTCCTGACCACTGGCAGTGTTGTTCTCGCCGCCAACCACCGTAGCCCGCTGATTGGCCCCGCCCCCGTCACCAGCCGTATTCTGTCGTCCACCTCCAACGAAGGATTCGGCTGTCTGGCAAATGTTAAGCTCTCCTCCAGCAATGACACCTTCCACAGCAACTCCGGTAATGCTGTTGGTATTTCCTCCGCCAATGGCGCTATTTGCGGCAGCGGCCACATTTCCGCTACCACCTGGAATAACTGACCCATCACCACTGGCAGTGTTGTTCTGGCCTCCGCCTATGGTGGAAACTAGGCCGCTGGCAACCTGGGTGACGGCGCTTCGAACCACCTGCAAATCAATCGCGTCTGCACCGCGAGCATTTCCCCCGCTGCCATCTGCCCGGACTGCCCCATTATCGGTGATGGTCACCTTGCTTGGTTGGGCTGGTACCGGAAGGCCGGTTCCGCCATCAGCACGCATCACCCGATTATCGGCTAAGTCTGTGTCTCCGGTCAGCGGTAAGGCCTTGAATGTCTTAACCCCTTCAGCATCTGTGGAGTCGTAGGCCACCATATGACCGTTGGTTCCGGCTGGGACAGCCACCGTATCAGTGCCATTACCCCACAGACTTGAACCCAGAGTGTTTCCGATACCAATCTTTGGGGATGGATAGGTGCCCTTGAGATCGCCGCTGGCCGCTCCTATAGTGGTGCCTGCGGGCCCCTGAATGCCAGCAGGCATCAGTTTGGAGCCTATGTTTAGGATGCTGCCCGGAGCTGAGTTCTCGATATAAGCACTGGTAGGAGTATCCTCCAGGTTCTTGAGCGTAACCGACGTTAAGCCGCCAATGGCTGTTACTTCGAAGAATGCATGTACGGTTCCATCAGCTCTAGACCCATAAAGCTTTTGGCTGATCGACATCCAACTGGTGTCACTAACGGTGGCCGTGTCGGTGCCAAGCTCAGCAGGTATAGTGAAGTCAACCGTGAAGAGAGTAAACGCATCTACACCGTCTTCGCCATTAGTGCCATTGGCCCCGGCTGGACCTGTTGGACCAGAGATTTGTTGGATGATGATGTCATCGCAAGGTGAGCAACATTGGTTTGGGCTTGGCAGAGTTCCAGCCATAAAGTGATTGCACGCTATCACTCGCCCCCCCACATTCAACACCTAAATGGCCCTCTACCATTATGAGTACGGCATCGAATCCCCAGACGTTCTAGATCAAGTACAGGTAGAGCTTGAGGCTTATCGACTGGACCTTACAGTTGAGCAAGGCGGTTTGGGAGGAGCAGCACACTTCAAAAACATAGCTGAAATCCTGTATGGACCCGAAAGCGAGGAACCATTCATCTGGCATCCGTGGGCTGAAAAGATGAATGAATGTGCCCACGCCCATCCAATTACTGGCGCCACTCGGCCCCACATCGCATTCAGTGGATGCGCTTCGTCTGGAAAGTCGATGTATGGAGCCCTCTTTGGTATCATTAACTGGCTAGCCGATCCCCAGAACACCTACGTCTTCATTACCAGCACCAGTTTGTCAGAGGCCAAGCATCGTGTGTGGAAGAGTGTAATCAAGATGTTCAATGCCGTTCCACAGCTTCCAGGAAAGCTCATTGATTCGTTGGGTAAAATACCAACCGTGCGTGCAGATGGTAACCACGACGATACAGCCGGAATCTTCCTGATTGCTGCTGCCCCCAGCAAGGAGGCTCAGGCGGTTGGAAAGCTTATTGGGCGGAAGAATAAGCGAGTTGTATTCATCGCTGATGAATTGGCCGAACTATCCCCGGCTATCCTGGCGGCTTGTTTCGGCAACCTAATGGCCAATCCGTTCTTTCAGTTCATGGCCATGAGCAACTTCAAAAGTCGCTACGATCCATTTGGTGAGTTCGTGGCACCCAAAGATGGTTACGACTCGATCAGCATCGATACCGACGAATGGGAGACAGAGAAGGGTTATTGCGTTCGCTTCGATGGTACTCGCTCTCCAAACATTCTCATGGGTCGAGATGAGTTCCCTTGGATTTACGGCTCCAAGCAGTTAGCCACGCACAAGAAGGATTTCGGTGAGAATAGCGCCATGTTCTGGAGGATGTGCCGTTCTTTCGAGGCGCCCATCTCCATCGATAACTCGATTTACACTGAGGCAGACCTGCTCGCTGGTCAGGCTTACAAACAGATAATCTGGCTGGCTCCACCCACCCGTATCAGCGCCATGGACCCGTCGTTCTCCAACGGTGGGGACCGCACCGTTCAAATGATGGGTAGCTACGGATTGTCCATCGACAGAGTATGGACAATTCAGGTGGACGAAATACGGGTCCTGCACGAAGACGCCATGAAGCGGGTGCCTCGCGACTATCAGATCGCCCGCCAGTTCCGAGATAACTGTATCGCTCTTGGAGTGGCCCCACAGTACGCAGCTCTGGACGTGACCGGTGCTGGCGCGCCTCTCTACTCGATTATCTCTGAGGAATGGAACTCCCAGGTGCTGCCAGTCAACTTCAGCGGTGCGCCAAGTGCGACCCTTGTTCGAGCCAACGACACGCTCATGGCCAATTCGCAGTTTGACCGGCGTGTGTCGGAACTGTGGTGGGTAGGTAAGGAGTTCATGAAGTACGGCCAGATTCGGGGCATCACCAAGGATCTCGCCCGAGAACTTAAATCTCGCCACTACGAAACTGCCAAGGGCCCTGAAGGACTCAAGGTTTGCGTTGAATCGAAGAAGGACATGCGTGCTCGGCTTGGATTTAGTCCAGACCAAGGTGACGCCTGGGCGGTTATGGTGGAACTGTGCCGCCAACGCCTTAGCGCATTGGCTGGCGGAACCGGTCTCGGCTTAGTAGGTTCGCGAGAAGCGTTTGATAACGAACTTGAATTAGTAAACCAGATATACTCCAATGTGTCGTATGAAGAACCTCAATATCAGGAGGCACTGATTTAATATGCCAATGCGTGTTTCTTACCCCGACAACGTGGTTGGCCAGGGCTTTATATACGTTCACACCCAAACTGGAGCCACCTTCCAAGCCATAACCGTTCCGTTGTTGCGCGATAAAGTGGATGCCTACGTTAAGGCTAACGGATTCGTCCTGAACAACGAGGAATTCGAGGATAATATCTGCCGAAACACCCCCAATTGCGTTTGTACAGAAGCTATTAGGGGATTGGGAGATATTGTTCATGTGGTGCTAAACCCCATCTCCAAGGTTATCGATAACATGACCGGAAGTAACTTGCAGGGCTGCGACGGTTGCGCCCAGCGTCAAGCCAGCCTGAATACCCTAGTGCCATTATGAGTGAAGGAACCGATGGATTGCTGACACTGACCGAAGACGGTCGTGTGCCACACACCCGCATGTGCGATTGCCTGGAGGCGTCTTACCGCATTCAGCAGATGATGAATGCTGAGAAGAGGGGCCGATCTGGCCGGCGCGCACTGGTTAAGGGACTGGTTGACGGTAACCCCCCTTACCGTGCCGTGGATTTAAAGCGAGCGGGGCGTGCCAACCAATGTAACGTCAACTGGCGGGTGAGCGAGATGTATCTCAATCAGGCCCGTGGTGCCTATTACGATGTATTCAGCGAGTCTCCGTCCTTCGCCACCATTCGCACCGGCTGGGGTAACTCAGACCAGCAAGAGATGTGGAGTCGCATCATTACCGAAGAATTCCAGTGGTTATTGATGCAGGACACGCAATGGGATTACGTCAACCAGATCAGCAATTACGAGATGGTACTCTACGGTTCCGGTCCAATTGTATTTACCGATGACAGCGATTGGCGAAACGAGGCGGTGCTTAATCAGAACCTGATTGTTTCAGACTTCACACTCTCTGATGTGAACCGGTGGGAGGAAGCCGTAATAGTGCGAGATTACAAAGCCACCGAACTATACGATTTCATACGAAAAGAAGATGCCGCTCGTGCTATGGGCTGGAACATCGAGGCTACCAAACAAGCCATAATGCAGGCTCACCCCAAGATTGAGAGCGGTGGTCAGTATTCCTCCTGGGAATGGCATCAGCAGATGCTCAAGAACAAGAGCTACTGGTATTCGGCCCAATCCAAGGTAATCCAGTGCGTGCATTACTACTTCCGTGAGTTCCCGTTGCCAGGTGAGGAAGAGGGACGTATCACTCATTGTGTTGTACCAAACCCCGAAGGCTTCCAGCAGACACAAACTAACTATCTCTTCCAGCACATCGGCAGATTCCGGTCATGGTTGGACATCGTGCATCCCATGTATAGTGACAACGACGGCGGTGGTTATCACCATTCCGTCACCGGCATGGGGGTTAAGATGTATTCTGCCATGGAATATCAGAACCGGCTTCTGTGTAATCTTGCGGACAAAACTTTCGCGCCAAAGATCCTCTTCCGGCCAACCACGGCCAACGCCAACGAACAACTCAACATCATCCAGTTCGGCGATTACGGGAAGGTGCCAGCGCAGTTCGAAGTCCAGCAAATCCCCATCGGGAGTTATCTCGAAGATGGCCTTGTTTTCCACCGCGAGATGAGTCGTTTGGTATCCTCCAACCTTTCCAGCTATACCCCATCACTGACCAAAGAGAGCGGCAACCCAATCACGGCTTACGAAGCCAGCATCCGTGCCAGCGAACAGGCTCGCCTTGGCAAGACCCAACTCAACCATTATTACAACCAGTTGGACCGGCTCTATGAAGTGAAGTTTTTGCGCGCCACTTGTCCTCGCCAGAACGGATTCAAGCCTGGAGGCGGATTGGCCAAGCAATTCCAGGATAAATGCGCCAAACGCGGTGTGCCACGAATCGCTCTGGAACACATCGAATCGGTCAAAGCCACCCGTATCACTGGGCAGGGCAGCCAATTCATGCGCCAACAGGGCCTGGAAAAATTACTAGGCACCCTGGCGCTGTGGACCAGTGAGGCTGGCCGTAACAATCTACTGAGTGATTACATCGCCAGTATTGCCGGCCAAGCCTTGGTTGACCGCTATAATCCAGACATCGACATCGGCAGTAGCGTGGCTGACCAGCGCGCCTTTGCCGTGTCACAAGTGGCCGGAGCCAAGGTCGGAGTTCCACCTCAAGTCACAGGCACCCAGAACAACCTTGTCTTCGCCAGCACGTTCCTGAGCGCAGCAGGCGATGCCGCCAAGAGCTTGGAGCAAGGCGGCAATCCTCAAGAAGTTTACGCATTTCTAGATGCCATCATGCCAGCCCTGGCGCAGCACCTGGAGAAAGCCAGCGCCGATCCGACTCGCGGAAACGTGGTCGAACAAATGCAACGACGTTGGGCTGATTTGGCTCAGTTCCACGATAAGTTGGGCAAGATGCTAGAACAACAGGCCATGGAGCAACAAAAGGGACAGCAGACGATGCAGCGGGCTCAGGCCATTCATGGCGGCACCGACCCGGAGTTTGTCCTCAAGGCCAGTGAAACTAAGGCGAAACTGGACCTGTCCGCAGCCAAGACTCGGCATCAGATGCAACTGCGCCAACAGGCTGCCGACCAAAAGCTGCGTAATAGCGACCTGCAAAGTGGACAAAAGATGGTCATAAGCGATCTGCAATCCGCATCCAAGATTCAATTGCAACAACGCGAATCTGCCGTAAAAGACAAGAACGGATCTAAAGAGGAATAAGTTGTTGACACTGGTTGCTCTTATAGACTATGAGAGCTTTCACCAATGAAAGTCGCAAAGCTTAAGTGCAAAAGGTGCCGTCACACATGGATCAGAAGGATGACTCGACTGCCAAGAACCTGTCCGGCCTGCAAAAATAAACGCTGGAGATGAATCAGAATGAGCATATCATACGGGGTTGCTGTTTGGTGTGACGAAAAGGAAATTATAGGAATTATTGACTGTGGTGAAGTTTGTTACGAAATAGAACGTTTCGACTTTTACACCGCAAAAGGGATCGAGCGACAGGTTTCCTGTGTCCTTAAAAAGGTTGGCTGGTTTTCTGGCAAATTCAAAGGCAAGCCAGTCCACTTTTGCCCAGCCTGCAAAAAATCAAACGTTTGCCCAAAGTGCAATCACTTCCCGTTGAAGTATAAGAGTGGGCCAGAGTATTCCGATCCAATTGTTTATTCATGTCTAAAGTGCGGCTTTGAGCGCAAAGAGTGATATTAGGATTGCAAATTGAAATGAGAGAGTTCGTCCTGGAATTTGATAAGGGGCTGCGCTGTCGTTACACAACTGACGGCAAACCATCCGTTGGGCAGGAGCACCGTCCCAAAATAGTCTGGGAGGGAGGCGATCCAACTCCAGTCGAATTCCCTCAATACAAGGAGTGGATTCATGGTGTAAATCAAACTCTGGCCAACGAATGGAAGATGAACCTGATGCATGTTTTCATGCTAAGCAAAACCAAGCATGAGGTTTGGGCTTATGAGCCAGGCAGGCAACCCATACCGGTATCCGGTTTCTCGTAATACTATGGTTGTAGTCATTCACGCTTGCGATAAGGACATCGATCTTGCCATCAAGAATATGCATTGGTGGAAAGAGCTGGACCGTTCCAGTGCTATTAAGGCAATCATCGCCCATGACGACCAAACACCTCCCAGTAAGGTGGCGGCGCTCAAGGGGCTGGCAGAAAGTTATTTTAGTGGTGTCACTACGCTTTGGTATCCGGCTCCACTTAAGAAAAGCTGGCCTGCCGCACCCAACTGGGCTTGGCAAAACTGCGCCCGCTACATTGCGTCCGTGGTTAATGAGCCGTGGTTCTTTATCGAAGCCGACGTAGTGGCGATTCGTAGCAATTGGCTGCGCGACATCGCCAAGGAATACGAGAAGGCTGGCAAGCCATTCATGGGCCACATCGTTGATGGGATGGGACACATGAATGGGGCTGCGGTTTACCCGGCTAACGTAGCCTTATATTCCGAGCAAGCCTTTCGCACTGAAGAAGCCGCATGGGATGTTGTGATGGGTCAGGAGTTGACCCTGCATACCGGCAACATCCTGTCCGTGGTGCATTCGGCTGATAAGTTGTTCCAGCATTGCTGGTGTATCAGGGCCGAAGATGGGAAGTGCTGGAATGGATCGGGGGCACTGCCGACATTTACTCATCCACGAGATGTCGTGCGGTTGGTGGACTTGAACTTCGCCGTATTCCATAGGTGCAAAGATGGTAGTTTGATCGATCAATTACGCATCTATTACGCGGACCCGTCCAGTGCGATGGTTCCACAGGTAGCCGACTCGCCAAGGGTGTCAGCGGTTGCTTCTACTCCCACCGCAGTTTGGGAGGAGAAACCGCTCAAATACAAGGGGACATCTGGCATCCTGGTAGTGACTCATGCCAAAGATTTCCAGTGGCTGGAGTATGCTGCTCGTGGGTTTACCAAGTTCCTTCACGGCTTCACTGAGATTGTAATCCTGGTGCCGCACAAAGACGCGGAGGAGGCCAAGAAGTTGGCCTGTTACGAACACCCGATGTTGCGCTTCAGGTTCTTTGATGAGGTAGCAGGTAAGGGAAAACTGCACCAGATGGTTCAGGAGTGTCGTGCAGAGGAGTGGTGCGAGGAATCCGACATCATCTTTCACATCGATGCCGATTGCATTTTCCACACTCACACCACCCCGGACAATTATATTACAGACGATAAGCCGGTCATGTTGCGGCGCAGTTACGCTGGGTTATACGACCCGGTGAACAAGGTCATTAGCGATTGTGCCCAGTGGCAGGCTGTGGTGGAGAAGACCCTTAAGCTAAAAGCGGAGATGTACACGATGTGCCGCCATCCAAGCGCCCATCCTCGCTGGCTGTATCCTGAGATGCGGCGATGGATCGAGAAGAAACAGGGCCAGCCGTTTGAATCATACGTGTTGTCTGGTCGAAATGAATTCCCGCAGACCTTCGCTGAATATCCAACGCTAGGCTCTTTCGCCTGGGGGTTTCACAGACACAGTTACCATTGGATTGACCTGGACACGACACCGCCTCCGGCTGATAGACAGAAAACTTTCTGGTCGCATGGTGGGATTACGGATCAGATCCGAAAAGAGATAGAGGGCTACCTTGGTAACGAAACAAAGCCGCATTACGTCGCAAGTGCAGAGGAATCCGAAAGGATGGCGCAATGACTGACCACGAAGCGATAACCAAGATAGTTGCTGCCAATGGATATGGCGTAGGAATCTGTCCAAATCCGTACGCCGAGCAATGCGATGCGTGGGCCCGGAGAAAGCAGAATGCGGCGATTCGGGCTGCCATCACGGCCAAGATCGAGTCGCTATTCGAGCCTCGTTTCATAACCCCTCCAGAAACCGCTGAGTGCATAGAGGCCATCATCACGATGACGGATTCTCGTAAGATCTTAGAAATTGGCACCTGCACCGGATTTACCACGCTGCACATGCTGCGGGCTATATACGGGAAGCCTGGAGCCAAGATTGTGTCCATCGACTTTCGGCCAGCCCATGACAAGACATGGTGGGAACAGCGCGAGTTCAGGGACATCCTTAGGCACAAATCTCAACCCACCCCAGAGTCGCTTAAGATTAGCGAATTCTATGGTGATGAGGTGCCGTTCGATTTAGTGTTCGTGGATAGCGACCATTCTGTTGAGCATACAACCAAGGAACTGGAGGCATTATGGCCGCTGACACGTAAAGGCACCATCATCCTGATGCATGACCTGCCTGAGTGGCAGACTCCCAGCCACCGCGCCCCGCCACCAGTCAGATCGTATGTCCTGTCTCTTGTTGGCACTAAACTCGATGGATATATTTTGCCAACCTGTGAACAGGTGGATTGCCTGAATGAATGGGGTGATGGTTATCCAAAGGAGTGCAACCCGAGCCTGGGGGTCTTTGTCCGTCGATGAGGATTCTCCCAAATGGCATTGCGGTGCTAGACCAGAGAGACCAGCTTTGTGAGTGGATCGAAGAGAGCGGAAAGCTCTGCCATGACGATGGTGTTGCCCTGCATTACCTGCCCCACATCACCCCCGGAAGGCAGGTGGTTGATGGCGGTGCCGCCCTTGGTGACCATACTATTGCCTACATGGAAAAGGCTGGGAGCCCAGAGCTTGTACACGCCTTTGAGCCTGGACCGGAAATGGTCGAATGCCTGCGTTATAATTGTCCCGGAGCTAATATTTACCCTTTGGCACTATCTGATCGGCATGAGGGGCTTTGGTTCCATCGTGAATGCAAATCCACTCTTGGTCCTTTCACCAACGTGGGTGCGTCACACTTAAGCAGCATCGATCAATCGGACGTGATGGTTAATGCTGTTACACTGGATTCATTGCACCTACAAGATGTGGGTTTCATCAAGTTAGACTTGGAAGGGTTTGAGTTCTTCGCTATCAGGGGAGCCACTGAAACAATCCAACGCTGTCGTCCTGCAATGATGGTTGAGATGAACCCGCTTATGTTATTTCGGTATGGAGTGAGACCCAAAATGCTCTACGACCTTTTGGAAAAGTTGGGTTATTCCTACTCTGTGGTCATGGGGGACGAATCAATCTCTGACAGCGGATTAGAACTGCTTTGTCGTCCTAAATGAATGCCGTAAGTTCATTCCGGCCTTTGGCCCAAGATGAGGAATGGAAGCGAAACCAGCTTATGGCTAAGCGTTCGTGGGAGGTATGGGCCCGCGCCATTGTGCTATTTGGCGCCGAGGAAAGGGAGCTTGTAAGCCGCAAGACGGTGTTCATTCCAAGCGAACAATATCCGCCCCTAAAAAATATGGTGGCGATGGCCAGCAGTTTGCCTGGGTTCACCGCCATTCTGAATGCTGATATTGTAGTAAGTCCAGATATTCGATTCCTGGAGCGAATGATGCAGGCAAAGGGGAAAGTCTGTGCCTCGTCTCGTCGTTACCATTTCGACCCCAATACCTGTAAATGGGATGAGGCGACTCTTGGAGATGACCGTGGCAGGGATATCTTTATCGCCCGCCAAGACATCTGGCGAAGGTTGACTCGTGTACTGCCAGAGGATCTCCGTATCGGCAATGCTCGTTGGGATGCGGCGTTCGTCAATTGGTTCCGAGACGAGTTCGGAGATAACTTCATCGACTTTACCGATAGGAAGATCGTGTTTCATCCTGTCCATGAAGGGCGCAATCGGCCCTACGACGAAATGATTGCGTCCAAACCCGACTTGGTAGACCCTCATAAGTGGATATGACTCTTGACCAATTCCGTTCCGATAAACAGCTTGTTGGCTGGTGTCAGGCCCTATTCCAGACCAGTCAATGGCAAGTGTTGCGGGAGGCATTGCGCGAAAGTCATCCCAAGAACTTCCGAGCCCAAGGTCAGCATATCGGAGACAATGCCCATTACAAGCTTGG